CCATCAGCCCCATAGTAACCGTAGTTACCATCTCCATCTATGCCGAATTTCATGCCGTTCAAACTACTGTTTACCGTATCAAACTCGTTTTTAATCCTCTGTTCCAGATTGTTCATGTTGGCCGCACTGAATGCATCCCCCGCCTGGCTTACCGTGCCCTCTGATCGGCTCACGTCCATCAGTACCTCTTCCCCTGTAGCTACATTTTTCAATTTTCTTCTGCCGGCATACTCAACCAGTCTGTCCTTCCATGTCTTTGTTACAAATGCCATTCTAAATCACTCCTATCTCTTCTCCTGCGGAGATTTCACCGCAGTAATCTTTGTTGTTCAGGTTATTAAAATAAATCCAGAATACGTCATACAGGATCTGCTCCAGGTCATTCCACTTCTGCCATGTGTTCAGTGGCTGTACCGGCGTTACCGGGGTATCTGCACGGATCACATAACCGCTCCGGATCTTTTCAACGTTGTCACGGATGCGTTGGAAATCAGATATCCTCGGAAGATCTCCTGTTTTCCATCCTTTTTTCACAGTGACCGGAATCGCAAGGTACCCGGCAATCAGTTCGGTATTGCTTTCTACACGTTCCAGATCGGTTGCATTGAGAAATCCTTTGGACGTTCGCTGTTCGATATCTTCCTGCGTCCGGTCTGTGATAAACCGCGGCAGCACATACACAATGGTTTCATGGTAAGTACCGATGTTTCCGGCTGCATCCTCCATCTCAAGATCCAGCTCATAGCGGTTATCACTGCTCTGATCCACATTGGTAACCCAGGATCCGGCAAGGTCCTGTTCAAAAGTAACAGCCTCGCCGTTGATCCGTCCTCTGACATATTCGATATTGCTTGCCAATGCCAGTGTAAGTACCATTTACTCTACCTCCAAAGTGATCTGGACCGATGCAGATGCATTGACCGGATTGGGTGCAAATACTGCGGATTTAATGGTAGGCACCGAAGTATCCAGCTTGACTGTCAATGTGATCGTAGTGGTCTTCCCGGCTGCATCCTTCGCCACAACCGTAATCGTATTGGTTCCCTCTGTTAAGGTGAGAGCCTGTGAAAAGGCTCCGTTACTGCCAATGGACGGCTTGTAGGAATTGGATCCGTGTGTAATGGTTACAGTTACCGGACTGGATAATGCATCATTCGTCACACCATTCACCACACAACTCTTCTGGTTGGTGATTAATCCCGTCTGCGGAGAAGACAGTGTCAGCGTAGGCGGTACCGTATCCACAGTATAAGATGCGCTGACCTTTGCGGCAGCATTGCCATCGTTATCTGATGCGGTAATTTCAATAGCCTTAACACCATCTGCAAGTGCCGCCTGCGGTGTGTAAGTAAACCGGTATCCATTGGTAATGGCTGTTTTCGTCATCCCGGTAGATCCATCTTTATAAGTAGTCCCGGCGAGTTTCAACGCAACCGATAACAGATTTACACCACTGCCGTTCGTTTCATCCGTAACGTCAAAAATGATTGGCAGCTTGTTATTGCTGATATATGCCCCATTAGAAGGCTGCACCAGTTTAATGACCGGCTTGGTTATTTCTTTTACAATCAGACGCAATGCAGCTCCCAGTGTCGTATCCGTGGCATCCACCGTTTTGGTTGTTCCGGCATCATTGACTGCTTCAACCGTGATCGGATAATAACCACCTGCCTGGTTATGGGATGTAACAGCCGGAGCCGTTACAGTTCCCGTCCACTTCCCTGTGCTTGCATTCTTTGTCAGATTTGTGTATACTCCATTAATTTTTACTCTTACCTGCTTAATTGCCATCAGATCACCCCTATCTTTTCATTGCCGTATAATTCCCCGGCATAATTGATTTCTTTTGTATAAGTAATTTCCTTATCCTCTACATCCAGGCTGATCGTAAAAACCTGTTTCGTTTTCACCGTGGAGGCGGATTTCTGGATATGCTCAATCTCTATCTTCTTCACATCTCACCAAACTCCTCTCCGGCTATAATTTCGCCTGTATAATAAAAATCTTCCACCAGCTTGTAATATCCCCGGAGCTCTGCAGTTGAGATATACCCGCCGGTAAGATCCGTGGTCATTTTTTCAATGCCTGCCACGTAGCTTCCGAACTGCCGGTTTGCATTAAATACCTCCGCCCAGTCCACAACCTTATCCCCTTCATTCAGGAACTTGATCTTCAGATTCAGCCGGAGATCATAATAATCAAGAATCGCCTGCGCCCGATCAGCAGCCTGCGCTCCATTCAGAAGCGTTGAGGTAAAACTTTTTGTTTCCCGGCTCTCTCCTGCGTCAACCTTTTCCACAGATGCGGTCACGGTAAGATCTTCCTTGCCGTACTTCCGGCCGGATACGATAATCTCTCCCTCTTCTGCCACAGTAAATATCACGTAATTATTGGTCTGCTCCGTGATCATGCCACCGGTGATTGTCATTTCTGCCGCCGGCGAGGATAAATCCACCGTATAAGTTCCGGGAGAATACGTCCCCTTGAATATCTCCTTGCTTTCCTCATCCAGTGAATACACCGGGAACTTTACCGCTACATCGGATATGTAACTCTGATTCTTTGGTGTGGTGGAAAACTTCCGCGACCTCTGAATCGTTGTATGGATCACTCTGGATGGCTTATAAATATTCACCGTCTCACTCCTGCTGCTATCGATTACAGATCCACAGGCGAAGAGAACCTCCCGGAGTGTCTTTCTGCAATCCTGTATTTTCAACCATCCATAAAGCGGTGTCTGCCTGGTCTTTTCATCCACGGTATAAGCCGTGATGCTTGCAGCCTCCATGATCCGGTCAATGACCTCTCCTGCCATTTCACCGGTATAAACCTTGCCATCCCGGAAGGTATGCTTACTCAGCAGCCCCTTATAATCCACAAGGGATATTGTGGACACGTTCTTACTTGTGAAATAATCATCCAGGAAGAATGCACCAAGAAGCTGTGCTTCTCCGTTGACCGTTTCATAAGCAAGCACCTTCTGGCCGGACTGAAATACCTTATGCAGACCGGACATATTGCCAATGTTAAAATCATTATTCGTATCAATCAGCTTGAAAGTCAGCTTATTAATGGAAATCTTATTGGAAATCGGATCACATTCCTCCACAAGCTTTGCTTCTTTCACCGGATATCCGTCTATTCCGCAGATAATATCTGTTCCATATTCGATGTACCGGAACTTCACATACCGGTATGGCATTGCCCTGGTAAATTCGATTTCCAACCGGCGGTAGTTCTCCACCTGCTTCCAGGCAACAAACTTATTGCTGTCCACCTCATAGCTTGCATACTCAATGTAATTACCGCTGCCATCCACCCACCGGATCTTCATTTCCTGTGGATAATCTCCCACAAAGTGGAAAGTCAGACAGGCAGATGTGTGATTCTCGGTAAACAGAATGATAAGCAGTGGATTCTCGGTAAAGGTTCCATCTGCTCCGGACATCTCCGAAGAGAAGAAAACCACATCATCCGGATTGTCCGGCATCTCCGGATGTGTCCCGTCCAGTAGGAAGTAATCCCGTTCCAAGGTGCCGTAATCTGGTGCTGAAATATCCTCTTTCGCTTTTGAAATATCCCCGAAAGACTGGTTATATGCGGTTGTCAAAGTACTTTCTTCACGAGCCGTTGTATCGTACAGCTCATATTTTGCATAAAACCCTGTCTTTCTCATGGTGTCCTCCACGGAGCTTTTGCTATATATTTACAGGTAAGCCCCTTAAACTTGACGGTATCATCCATAATTTTTTCCATCTCATCCGATACAGAGGAAACATAGCACCGGAAAGAATATTTGCCTTTCGTTGATGGTAAAGTCACATCATGAAAATCTACCGGTTCGGTCAGCTTATCCCACAATGTTTCATAAAGATCATCATCATCAATCGTCCCGAAGTTCATCGTATAATTGATATATACACCGATGATCTCACGCATCAGATTTCCGCTTTCCTCTTCTCGTTCCGCATACTTATCCAGTACCTTGGCTTCTCTTTTAACTGAAACAAGGGGAATGTTAAAATATGTACCATCAATGTAGATGCCCTGTGTATAATCATCCATTCTTATACCCCCTATGTCGGATCAAATTCTATGTCATATCCCTGACGATGAACTTCTGATAAGAGATCAGGCAGAAATAACCTTGCAAATGTCTCGCCGTCATAATTGAGGTTGATTGTCAAGTCACCACCCTCACCAGAATAGCCACCTTCGGACATAACATTCCTCACTGCGTCCTCTATCGTTGATAACGGTGCCTCTATATTGGTCTGCCCGAACTTCTGATCTCCGAGTACCGCCATGAATGGATTACCACCGCGAATTACAGATCCTGTTGCAAGGTGAGGTATATCCTGTATTGCTCTTACCTGCGAACCATCTATGCTTTGTTTGCTTATTGATGTTCCGCCTCCAAAGAATCCTCCGATCCCTTGACCGATCGATTCTCCAATAGCCTTGATTTTGGTGATACAGATTTCTACCATAGAAGCAACCCAATCAAAAAAATGTTGGAGGAAATCTTTGATGGAACTAATTACGCCCTTCACATTTTCCTTAAATGTGGTAAATATTTTTTTTGCGTTTTCCCATGCTCCCTTCCAATCTTTATCAATAAGAAGCTTAATTGTTTCCAAAAATCCTGTTGCCAGATCTTTAAGCGTATTAAATGCTTTCTTCATATAATTCCAGAAACCATCAAATATAACCTGAGCTGCTTCCCAATTTAAATTCCATTGCTCAACCAGGAAATTAATAAAATCAATAAGTCCTGTGAATACCTCAAGCAATATTTCTATACCACTTATAATGGCCGTAATTAATACATCAAAATAGTCAGCTATTATGGGAAAGACGTAAGTAACCAGTAAATCTATAAATGGTACAACGATATCTTCCCAAAGTCCTTTTAATACAGTCACCAGGTTACCCAAAAGTTCTACAACTGAATTGATGAATGGACTTAAATACTGCGAAAACAAATCGTTTAAGCGGCTTCCGATTTCCTGTAAGATTGGCGATACATGTTCATTCCACACATTCAGAAAGCTGTTTACAATTGTAGATAATCCTTGTGCAATGCTATCAAAGAATGGTTTAAAGTGCTCATCATAGACTTTATTCAGATTATCGAATACGCTGTCTACCATTTGCTTAAAACCTTCTAATGCCTCGGCACCAGCAGAAAGCAAACCTTCAAGTGCTGTTCTGAACTCCTCTTCATTTTCAGTAATCGGAGTAATGATTATCTCTAATATGTCTCTTCCTAATTTAAGCAGCAGCTCCGTCTGTCCCATAAAGGTATCTGCAATAATACCAATAAAAGCCGATACAAAACGAATTCCACTTTCGCTTGCAAATGCTTCAAATATATAAGCAATGCTTTGAAACAGACTGGATAATAAATTATTAATTTCTGTCCCGATGTTAAACATAGAAATAATGTAATCTTTGATGCGATCTACATTTTTTTCCATGTAATCTCCAAGTCCACCTATAAAAGCCGCTGCCAGCGTTAAAGCTATACTTACTATGGATCCAGACAATGATCCGAGCATATAAACTAAGGATTCGACATAAGCCTGTGCTGCTTCCAAAATTGCAGGATCCGTCCATATATTAATCAACGCATCTTTAATTTTTTGTAAACCTTCTTTGATTATATCCAGGCGGTATTCATAATCTCCCAATCCATCCCAGAATCCGTCCATGAACAATCCGCCCAGCTGTTTCAAATATTCAAGAAGGGGCTTTAGCTTATTAAGAATAGAATCCAGCCACTCCTTCAATTTAGGATCAACCGGAATCTCTTCAAACATCTGCCCTGGATCTATTCCACCAGAACCTCCACCAGAACTATCTTTTTTACTCAGCACTTCAATTTCATCAAAAGATGCCAATGCACCAGCGGCTTTCTTGGCTGCTGCAGCGGTTCCATTAAGGGATGCAGCATAATTCTGTTGTACCTTTGCTGCTTTGGTCCATGTGGTTTTACCACCCAGAATGGCAATAAACTGTGCGAATGCATTTACTGCACTTGTCACATATCCGATCAACTGTACAAGATATGGAATCACCATCTGCACAATAGGAGCAAACGCCGCTGCAAAACTGTTTTTTAATTGAAGATTGGCAGACTGCAAAGACGATATGGATCGGTTGTATTCGTCCGAATACTGTACCAGATTCTTAAAACCATCCTTCATACCGGATACCATTGCATTAAAGCCTTTCGTAATCCAGTTAAATACCAATAAACTAAGTGCTATGCTTTTAAGTCTTGAAGCAAAACCTCCGAGCATTCCGGAAGTCTTACGGATATGTCCATTTATGCTTGAAAAAGCTTTTTTTCCAGCCGTACCGACTTTTTTTAAACTGTCACTTACTTTATAGCTTTTTGCCTGTAGCTCTCCCTGTTTTGTTACCAACATCCGGAGCTCTGACCTTGCTCTTGAAAGATCATTAGCTGCATCGTTGATCTCATTTGGATCTGCACCGATCGTGAAGTCCTTTCCTGTATCAACAAGTTTTTGCATTTCTGCATTCAACGACTCTATTTTTAACTGTGCATCGGCTTCCTTCTGTATGAGCGTGTCCCATGCCACACCTGTAGTAGCTCCAATAGACTTGAATTTTTCCTCTTGGTCTATCAATGCAGTAAGCTCTGCTTTTGCAGATGCCAATTTACTCTCCAGCTCCGTATAGGCTTCTGTCGGTAGTCTTTTGTTTTTCAGTTCATCGTATTTCTGTGTGAGGGCATCTACTTTCTGTACTGCCTTGTCAATCTGCAACTGTAATCGCTGCATCTGACTGGTATCTACTTTGGTTGATACCCTTACCTCTGCATCATAATTTGCCATACTAAGCCTCACTTAACGAGAAAGAGCCAATCACTTTAATAAGTAACTGGCTCTTAGGCGCTACGATTGGGCTTTTCTCATTTTTTCAAACAGTTCAATTGCTTCCTGCTTCTTTGCTTTCTCTTCCTCCGATAACGGATTCTCCGGCTGTTCCAAACCATAAATTGTCTTTTGGTCTTTTAAGATCTGCTTTCCTTCTTTCGTCATATTTGACCTAAGCTTCTTAAGACGAACATCCACCACTCTGGTAAATGCACACTCATTCAGTGTCGTAAGCATACCCATGAACTGCCAGTAATGCATATTAACCGTGTTCAGATCTATCCCGTACTGAGCTTTAAAGGCACTGTATAACCGCCACTGATCAATATCATAATCAAGGACTCTGGTACGGTCCTTAGACTTCTTATTATTATCATGATTCCATTCCTGCAGGAACCACATGATAGCGTCATAGTAATACGGTGGATCCGGCCGGATACCGCGGAACAAAAGTTCTGCGGAAGTACTCCACTTTTCATTATCCGACAGATCCTTATCTTCCATGATCTGTGAGATCTGCACCCCGATCCGGAAGTCTGTGTCTATCGGAAAACCTTCCCACATATCTGGGAGTTCATCAAGCATCACATTGAACATATATTATTTCCCCATATAGGACTGAATCAATTCCTGTCTGTTACGGTATTTGCTTCTCTTTCCGCCTTTTCGATCGCGGTTATACTTCTCGGAAATACGCTTTGCACGACCTTCAAATACCTGATTCAGAACAGGCGTAATGGCTTCAATAAAATCATACAGGCACTCGTCATCCGGCACAAAATCCGGATTAATCTCATAGGATACACGGAAAAATTTCTTAATTGCATCCTGCCCCAAAATCCTATCGATCTGATCCGTTGCTTCCAGATAAATTTCCCTGCGAACCTTGCAAAAAGCAACCAGTGCATCTACATTGATATCATCAACTTCACCATCTTCGTCATGAGTAATGATATCCTTGCCGTACTGCTTTTCAAATTCTGCCTGTCTAGTAGAAATATCCTTCTCCTTTTCCTCGAGCCATTTAATGAACTCTGCGAACCGATCAACCACAGAAGTATCCCGGTCATTGATGTAAATATAATCATCACTGTCATTCAGATACACTTTTACAATATGCTCATCCTGTACCTGTCCTGCCTTAAACTCTCTTACCATTGTTATTCTCCCTTATGAATGACAGGGAACATCCGGTATGGATATTCCCCCCTTATTCCATTTCTACACTGCCGTAAACGCTTCGGATCCTTCTGTTACTACAAAAGTTCCCTGAACTCCGTCACCTACACCGCCAAGTGTCATAGCACTTACCAGTTCAGATCCGGCATCACCGCCAACAGAATCAAACTGGTAGGTACACTTTCTCTTAACTGCCGGATATGCTCCTGCTTCTGTCGGTGTATCCATCAGATTAATACGGACATACTCACTGATGGCTGCGGATCCGACCGGAAGCGTCTTAATCTTTTCATCCATCCACTTCTGCAGATCGTCACTGATGTACTCTCTTTCTACACTCATAGACGGAGTATAAGATTTCAAATTAGTGGTGCCATTCTTCTGATTGATATACTGCTTTGTTTCTGATTCCGGGTTAAATTCTTCGGTCAACGATGTAATACCATCACCAAGTAACACCCACTTAGGAGCTTCCGGTGTTCCGATATTAAAATAGTGCCGAAGCATATCTCTCATTTCAGACATGATTATCTCTCCTTTTCATATTCGATGGATACAGTCATCTGATAGATGCTGTTTCCTTTTGCCGTTGATCCGATACAAAACGGAGTCGTTACGGATACCTGCGTAACCGCTGCATCCGCTATGTCCGGAAAGTTCTTATTTTTATTCTGCTGTGATACCCAGTCTTCCAACGCTTCACCGAAACCATTATTATCAATACGGTCTGTATTGGTCTGGCTTGCAAGTCTTGCCTGGATCATATAATGATCGGTAATGATCTTCCGACCGGAAATATAAGATTTTATATTTCTGACCGGTTCTTTCATCACAGAATAGGTTTCTACCTCCGCCGATTGGATATCCGTGTCTATCTTCCCCATCTTCCAGTATTCCGCTGGATTAAATGATTTCAGCCACTTAATTACTGCTTCTGATACGGTCATTTCTTCACCATCCTCCGAACTCCATCTTCAATTTCTTGCTGGCCGCCATTTTGCATATACCGATCCGCCCAGTAACCGCCTCTTGTGGGTGCACCTTGGAAATTGTATTCCGGATGATAGTAATGCCGCCTTACATATGGAGTTTTCCATACCACATCCGTATCATTTTCAATATGACAGCTTTCAACCAGTCTGCCTGGGTTCTCATATTTCCCAGCTTCATCAAACGGTACAAAAGGCTCCACCTTCTTCATAAATTCTTTGGTGACATATTGCTGCACCCTTCCTTTTTCTTCAAGGCCGAGCGTCTTAATACAATCATCCAGGTTAAATGTGCAATTGTAATTTGCTTTACTCACTTTCCCACCACCTTAATGGTCTTAAGCCGCGGACGGTTCCGGTTATCCGATACTGCTGTGACGGTGACCGCATACTGGAAGTCCTTCTGCAGATCAGACAACTTGTAAGACCGGCTAATCTCTTTATCAGATTCCCCAAGTACCATTACATCCTGTCCGGCCTTTGCATTCAGTGTCCAGTAGGCTTTTGCTTCCTCTTCCGGAAGCTTTGCAAATTCGGTAGGCGGCAAGTACGGCTTATTTCCATGACTGCGCTGGAAATCAATGGTGATACTCTCCACCTTGCTTTCCGTCTGCACATTTCCGGAAGTAGTAACCTCAGTCTTGTTATGGCTCCACTGTACGCCTTTTACTACTGACCGGAGCCAGATTTCCTTTTCGGTATCCGGATCCCGATGGTAGTTATAGACCGTCATGGTGTCCGTAAATAATACACTCATATCATCACGCTCCATAATTCAGCATAAACGGCTCACGAAGTGCCTTATAGATTTCTTTTTCTATTTCATCCTTGTAAACCGTTGTCATTACACCGTCTACATTAATTTGCATCGTTTCTCTCAAAAGAGGAGCTGCTGAATTTTCAAGAAGGGGTAACGTTGCAACGCCGACTGCGTGCCCGCTAAAGCAAGCATCCCTTTCCGAGCAGTTCTCACAATCTTTGCTTAACTCCGGATACGATTTCTTATTACAGATCATAATGCACCTGCCAATCCCGTACCGGACAGACCGGAACGTATCACAGAGGTAAGCTGTGCTTCCTTCTCCTGCGCTGTGGTGACCTTGTAGGACTCCGAATACCCGTCATTGCTGACGGAAGTAATACCAGTACCCATGCCGGAGCTTTCCTGTACACTCATAAGGTCGATCAGCTGACAGAACGTGTCCTGAATCTGCATATGGACCTGCTTCTGGAAGTCTGTGGCTGTTTCCTCACTGTACTCGTTCTCAAACCGCTTCGCCCTCATATGCGTGATGGCGTTCAGCTTAATTTCTGCCAGTTTGGAAAGACGATTAAACTCTGTCTCGTCTGTAATGCTATTGCAAAGGGAGCCGTACTGCTCCCACGTTATGTAAGACATACTGCTCCCTCCGTTCCTACTCTGTCACGGGATCATCGGCTGCTGTCTCTGCCTTGCCCTTTTTGGAAGGCTTCTTTGCTTTCAGATCTGCAAGTTCCTGTTTTAACACAGTATTCTCGGCTTTCAGATCTGCAATCTCCTTAAGCAGCTTCTTATCCTCTTCATTATCGGGCAGCGCACCCATTCCTACTGTTCTCATAAGCTACCTCCTACGCCTGATGGCTTAAGTAAATACCGGCCACTTTATTCTTGTAGACATCCACAAGACCATATTTACGATACTTGATGATATCAGCGTCTGCATTCGGGTTAGATGCTGCGGGAATAATATTAGAAACCACGTGCTTATCATGCTTGATGATGGCAGGCTTATGGATAATCATAAAGTTGATCGGCTTTGCAGCTTCCTGCACCATCTCATAATAAGTACCGATTGCGGATGTCTGTGGACTATCCACCTTGCTGTACACACCACTGCTTTCGGTATAGTAATCTTTTCCACTTACCACTGCGGTATCGGTAGTCTTTGCATACTTGACGGTGCCCTTGCGGTAATGACCTGCTTCCTCTCCGGGTGTCTTACCATCCAGAAGATCAATGGAAGTGTAAAATCTGCCCTGTGGTACAGCTTTTTTGATGGTATATGCCGCAAGGATCTCCTTGGACTTATAGGTATCCATCATGAGAAGAGCATTAAGCAGATTTGCAGTAGCATACAAAATTCTGCCCTCTTCCGGCACTTCATCATTGTCCATTGTATTCTTAGCTTCCAGAAGTTCAGCAAGAAATGCTTCCGCTGTAGAAATAGTCTTTGCTTCGCCCTTGGAAATACCTGCAATTCCTGCCAGTGTGGCAAAGGTAAATGCGTCAGCCTCCGGTGCCACCTTGGTACGCATCAGTTCCGCACCTGCCATACCAAAAGCAAGGTTATAGGTTTCCTGATTGTCCATTACATCTACAGACAACTTGGCGCCACGGTCATAGTTGTATTTTGTAGATTCCCAGTTAAAATCTACGGTTCCCTGTGTGTAACCGCTGTTACGGTCATAATCACCAAGTCCGGTTACAGCAATATGAGGATATACGATCTCCTTTGCGTTTGCTCCTTCTCTTGCCATTGCCGGATCACCAGTCAGATCACTGGTTACAGATTCTCTCTGATATACCTCATCCAAAAGAGGTACATAGGTTTTTGCTAATACAATAGTATTCGGCATTTAGTTTTCCTCCTTATTTCGTCTCACTTACAGGTGGAAGTCCCATAGCAGCTCTCATGGCAGCTTCATCTGCGCTTGTGCTATTGCCGCCTCTCACCTGTCCAATCAAATTACCTGTTCCTACCGGATTAGGTTCCGGCTCCCCGAAGAGCATCTTGCTATCTTCTTTCTCGGTCAATGCTTTCAGTGCTGTCGCAATGTCCTCTTTCTGATTCTTGGATGCCTTTAAGGTTTCCACGTCCAGTAAAGCAGTGATTGCTTTAGGGTTCTTACCATTGACAGCAGCAATGCTTTCCTTCACAAGATCATTAAAATCACGATCTGCAATCTTGGCATCATAATCCTTCTGGATATTCGTCTTTTCTGTTTCCAGATCCTTGATTCTCTGATTCAGACCAGATACATCTACATCCTTGAACTCATCAAGTTTGGTCTGCAGGTCCTTCATGGCAGTGTCGTTTGCCTTAATCGTCTCGTTGGCTATGTCTAGCTTCTCTTTCTGCTTATCGTAGTCGGCTACCGTCTTATAGTTTTCCACTACTGCAGTATTAAGGCCGTCTTCTTTGTCCTTAGGCACCTCAATGCCCAGTTCTTTCAAGATAGTTAAAATGTTCTTCATATAGTTCTCCTTAAATGATTTATTTACCGGGCTTTCCCCGGTATGGGAAGTTGCAGGGACGGGATTTGAACCCGTGACCTTCTGGCAGCGAACCAGACGAGCTTCCAGACTGCTCCACTCTGCAGCATTGACAATAAAAAAAACGCCAAACAGCAATTCGATCTACGAATTTACTATTTGGCGCTTAGGCTCTATTGTCATTAATGATTCTGTTTTACACTTTTTGCAGTACCCCGGGAAATTGACAAGTGCGGTATCGTTCCGTAATACCTGCATCTTAGGATTTCCACATCGAGGGCATCTGCACCAATAATATCCTTTCGGCAGCATATGTAACCCTCCATGAGGATATTATAGCAGAACTAATGTTTCGTTTCAATGATATATCTATAAATTATTATCCTTTTTTCGTGTCCCATTATTTTCAACATTTTCCTCCTGCTTTAACCGCTCCTCTTCCTTTTCCATATCCACATGAGCGGTAAAAAGTTCCTGGTTCTCTTCTGTCCACGGCAGATCAATAATTTTTTTATTCCAATAGCTGCTATCACTCATGCAAGGTTTCCTCCACGATTCTATACATATCCGGGAAATATTTCTTCGTAGCTCTCGGTGTCATAAAATAATGCTCCACAGCAACAGATACTACCTCTCCGAGTGCATCCGTGTTTATGCTGCCATCTGAATTCAGAGCTTCTTTTACGGATTCCACATATAACCTTCCCTGATATTCCTTTATAAATCTCGGACTGTTTAATACAAATACTTTCATGGTATTTCCAGTACTATCCATACCTGTTTTTATTATTATATCATCTTTAGTAAGACCTTGTACCAAATTCTTTTTTAAAGCATCCACTTCTTTTTTATTAAACAGCTTTTCTTCCAGGCAATGTCCTACCTCATGGTAAAACTCCCGATCTGTTACGTTACTCGGTAGATAAATCTCATTATGGCCGTACCAGTATCCACCTCCAACACTGCTATTAAGATGGAATGTAACATCCGATAAAGCACTTCGTACTGTTGACGGCATTTTAGCGATCATTGTACTTAAGGTCACCTTTTCTCCAAGCGATACCGCCTTACCGTTATCCCCGATAACACGATACTCTTTATATCCATTCTCCCATTCTATGTTCTGCATTCCTTTCCACGCCTTGGTATTCTTTAAGTCAGACGTGCCGCATTCATACCGGAGCTTACTTGTAGCTACCGGCACACCACAAGCCTTACAAAACTCTTTATACTCCGCTGTCTTACTTTTGATCCTGGCATTAATCTCTGTTGTGTCCGCTCCCAGTGTAGTAAGAGCTTCCTTTTCCCTTTTTAATGCCCGGATATTCCGCTCCATAGACCTCATTTTCTGCGTCATAGCATAATAATCATAGGTTTTTCCATTGATGGTTACCGGTGCCGGATCCTTTTCATCATGATTCTTTGGGAAACTGGAAGCTCCTTCAAACCATGCATAATGGTTGTGCCGGCAGTTATACCCATAAAGTCCCTCCGGATCGTCCTCATGTGCACCATCTGCACTGTAACCGGTTGCTCTCCACAGGTCTGTAATGCTATCCTGTCCGATACGGTCCGCCTCTTCCCGGTAATCCTGCCCTTCTTTGATGTAATAAACCCTGCCCTGCCACTGCTCATGGTTGGCATGGCCTATCCCCTTATTACGTGCGCCACGGTGCTTCGATACATATACAAGGTTTTCTCCTGTCTGTTCGATGTTTTTATCCTGTATCTTTCCTGCCAGCTGATGGCATCCAGTTCTGATCGCAAGCCTTGATGCCGTATCAAGCTGCATACTATAACCAGATGCATAATCAATGGACCGCAACCCGCTCTGTGCCAGATCATGCACCACATCACGGATCACTTTATCCTGGGAGAATGTTCCGGAGCAGATCTTAATCACAGCCTTATCCAATTCCCTGCGGTATGCGTTCTCTATGCCCTCATACCCGCTCATGGTTTTAAAGCCGGTACTCTGTGTCATGTTCTTAAGTTCTCCGGCGGTCTGTGCTGCAAATGCATCCACAAGCTGCTGTAAAAAAGAATGATCCTTTAACTCCTTACCAACACTCTTCCACACGGCAAGGTCACTGATCCATGCCATGTTACCGGCACCTGCCACAATATCATCATTGGCTTTGTATGCTTCCCTGGTAATATCATTAATCGTATTCCGGATCTCGCGCTTATATTCCAGCGTATTCTTCGCTACGGCTTTACGATACTCAGGATCCGCATTGAGAATCTTCATTGCTTCTTTCCGGATCCGTGCCGGACTATAGCCGAGATCTGCCATAGACATTGCCTGCAGCTCTGCAGTACGGCTATAGGTAAGCGTCTTGGCAATCCTGCGTGCAATATCCACAATAACCTCATGCTCTAAATACTGGAACAGGGGCGCAATGGTTTCAGATATGATTTCAAGTTGTTCTTCTGATAACATTCTTTTCTCCTAAACAAAAAGAGCCGTAGAATTATTTAAACTCTATCGGCTCTTTGGCGCTACTCACAATATTTATATTGAAATTATAGCATTTGCATTTCTATACCGTCAACTTATACCAGCAATACTCTTATTTGCAATATCTCTTTCCGCTCTTTGGGATATGTTACGGCAAATGTTTCGTATTTCCATTATTTCTTCATCGGTAATATACTTCAACATCTTTTCACTGACTACAAATTCGTTTTCTAATATTTTCATCATATCATGCCGCCTCCATATTCATTCTTCTTTTAACTGCCACATCACAAAGAGCATTTGTAAACTCTACTGTGCTTTCATCCATTCCCTCTAATGCTTCCAAACACTGTTTGCGAAATCCTTCTATCTGTTCAAGGGATTTTTCACTTAGTTTCTGAACCATGTCCATAATCATTTTATCTTCATCACTCATCAGGCTACCTCCATACTTATCTGAGAATTACAGTCCCTAATTTGCTCCTGCAACACAATAGGTAGCTCATATTCCTCAATAATAGAAACTGCAATATCACACTGACTACGCTTAATTGCCTTGTATGTAGAAACCCCAAACTGGCGTTTAAGTTCTCTATGAATGTCTTGGTAGACCTTGCTGCGCAGAGAAGAATCCTTATAGGCGTTGCTGTTCTTTCCTCCGAGAGCGTCTACGCCGCGCTTATGAACCGCCGTTGTAATTCTGTCACACTCTACAGCCAAAAGGGGCATATCCTGCTTGAAATCCTCTAATTCCTGCCTTACACTTTCAATTTCTTCTTTTATCTCTATATGCCCCTGTGCCAATAAGGCTATTTTACCGTCTGTTGTCTGCGGAAGCTGTGTCCGCCCATATGCGCCGGTCTTGAACTTCTTTTCCACCTGGATGAAATACCGGCGCACCTGCTTACCTTTTTCGTTACGCTCAAGCATTGCCATTTCCTTGGCAGTGTCGAGCTTGATGATATACTCAATCATAGTAGCATTATTGGCTTCCATTTTTTTATGGAGACGGTCAAAGTCACTCTTTTCCTCTGCATCACACTCCATAAGTCTTTTCTTTACCCAAGTAGAGAAATCCTGTTTACTCTGCAAAACTTCATGCAATTCCCTACCATTCACAACCTTAATGCCTTTATCTGTTTCATATACCGGCACTAATTCATTTTCAATTACTGTTAAATTCTGCATTTTGCAATTCCTCCTTGCAAAAAGTGGCGGAATCCCCTATAATGCAAATAGGAAATTCCTATGGTTAATAGGTTCCATTAGAGCAAACACGCACTCGTCAAAGTTACCGTGTTTGCTCTTTTTTTGTTGGCAAATCTTTTTGTACATCTTTCTTTACTAAGTCTGCTACATACTGAATAAAAGATTTATCCTGCATTACAGCTTTTATCTTGGCAGCCTTATGCACATTGTCCTCTAAAACTATTGTTGCACGTTTCATTTTCTTCTCCTTTCCGTGTATTTTTCATGCACATTTATGATTATAGTGTCTATTTCGTACAATGTCAATATATATTTTTACATTTTGGGAAAACTGTGTTATTATGTGTATAGGAGGTACACGCTATGAATAGAATAAAAAATTTACGTTTAGAAAATGGTTTGTCTCTGCGAGAACTTGCAAGTGAATTGAATATATCGTACTCTTCATTAGGTAAATACGAGCGCGGAGAACAAGAACCCAGTTTTGAAACTCTCAAAAAAATTTCTGAACGCTTTCATGTTACAGCAGACTACCTTCTTGGCTTTAGTAACGTTAAAAATCCCAAATATGTGGAAATCCATAAAGAACTAGGTCTGACAGATACATCTATAGAAATCATTAAAAAAAACAAGGAAAACATTGCTCCGGGACTCAATTCTTTTATACAAAATCCAATGTTTCCAGAATTAATAGAGCTATATACCGAATATAGTATGCTTGGAGAAATTTCAGTAGAAGATTTAGAGTCTATGATGCAAACTTCATACGGTTATGACTCCTTTGATTTAAATAATCCGTTGGATTTAGCTGCTAGAAATCTAATGGATAAATTTGAAAAATTACCATCAACAGAAGCATATAAAATGTATATATTAAATATTTTTAATAAGTTGTTAGATAACACTACTCCACCTACCGACTAAATAGGACCTATAGAGTTCCCCGCCTACATCATGTACGCGGGGAACTCTTCCAAGGCTCATATCTATAATCTTCTATTCCTAATCCTCTTCCTCTCCTCCGGTGTCCTGCTCCTGCGCTTCCTGCTTTGCTTCTACCAGTCTGTGTGCCTCTTCGGGTGTCAGATAATATGCTTCTGCCAGATACCACTCTAATATCTCCGGCACATCAAAGCTCAAAGCATCATTTCTTAATCTCTCTAATTCAGCATCTTTATCTGTGATAAGGCTATCGTCAAAATCGACTTTTATCTCCTGCTCAACGTTAAACGACTTCCCTTGAAATGTATTTGCAAACCACATTACGGCGCGACATATATCCTGTATATAGGCAGTCGCTTCCTGACGCTGTCTGTTCAATTCCTGCATAGCATCCTGACGGCTTAATACAAATTCTGTAGCTGTAGCCATTTGTCCATTATTCTCAAAGCTGTACTTCTTGGTGCCATAACCAAAGGACATTGATAAGAGCGACAATGCCAGTTCAAAGGATTTCGTCACCTGCTCAATTCGGATTTCCGGGTTGTATTCCTGTATCATTCCCTTTTCTTCCGGCAGTTTCTCGCCGGTAAATACGAACAACTTCTTCTGCTCCGTGGTCAGCTTCGGCTTTCCATCACTATCAAACTCGCACAGCAATTCGTTTATGAGAATAATCTTCTCTGCTTTATCCAGATCGGAAAAGAGAACGTTGTAGCACAGATCCACAACCTTAAGCGCCGGAATAGCATCCCACAGCTTAGGCAGACCATACCCGGTCATATCATCCAGGTTATTTACCTCTGCATTACGCATTACTGCGAATGGCTTCACATCTCCGAGCTGCACAATCGTTTCCTGATCGGTTAACTCATTACCCTTATCATCAAATACGTGTGTCTCGGCAGTATATAATCCATTATCCCCCAACGTAAACAGCACAAGCGTGGTCTGCTTCTTTCCCTTGCTCAATCCGGATCCGGAAAAGGCAGCTTCTATCACGATATCATTCTCCACTGTCAGCGGCATAAAGGCATCTGCCTCCACATAGTTCAGCTTGATTGTGCCGCCCTGTACAGAGTTGTTATCCATAAAGGTCGCATTATCCAGCCTGATGTAACAGGCTGTTGTACCATCCGCCGAGGTCTTTTCCAACTGCTTACGATACTGGGTGTTAAACTCGCTCTTAGCCAGTACATCATTGACAAAATTCCCCTGTTCTCCATCACCGGCATTAATCTCCAACACCTCACACAGGTTCGCATCATCCGAGCAGCATCGCTTACCAAAATTAAGCCGTGATAACTCATACGGAATCGCATTGATCGTCTTACGCTTATGAAAGTCCTCAATCACACGGTTGCTGTACCAGTCATCGCAAGCCTGTATCACTGTCATGGCCTTGTCGTTAACCGCGTACCCCTTTTTCTGCAAGAAATTCTTTACACACTGTTCCATGTCATTCTCCTTATCTCTTTAAATCGATATATTCTACAAAGTCCAGCCAGGTATAGCAAAAGCTATCCCACCGGTCATTACAGTTCCCTATATTCTTATCCTCCGGTTGATTCGGATGGTCTTCATCCCACCGGAGTGATGCTATGGCTTTTCTAGTCTGTACACACCGCTTATTGATCTTCAATCTGCCACTGTTAAACAGCAGATCCACTGTTTTCGGTCGTTCTGATATCTCATTCTTACGGCAGCCCTTTATATTCCGGTATGGAAGTCCTGCTTCCTTGGCTGTACTCCGCAGACTGTTGATCATGGTGGTGCTTGCACTATCCGGAAATATCCAATCAACACGTCCATATTTCTGAATGCACATCCGGTAAAATTCTATAAACTTATCACAGATCTTCTTACTGTCAATGTCTTCTGACAACGGCAGGCCATCCTCTTCCAACACCTTGAAATCATGGTATCTGTTCTGATACCCGGTAAGGTTGAATGTTGTCATGGATTCCATTCCCCCGAAGTCAATTCCCATCACAATCTTGAAAAACGGAACCTTAAGCTTTCCCTCATTATCGAAAACGTCATTATCGTCGAACAGATACGGTGTATCATCCTCAGCAAAGTACCGGAAGATGATGCCGGATGCCAGTACCCATAATCCCAATATGAACCGGTCATAGAACACACCTTTATACATCCGCTCATATCGCTCGATAATCTCTGCAGCAAGGCTCGGATTATCTCTCATGGTAAAATGCACTCGGATCAAATTCTTTTCTGTGATCTTATCGATCCATTCCAGTTTTATGTAGTGGTCTGGTCCTTCCGGATTACAGTTAAACCAGTACTTGGATCTTTTTACAGAGCATCGGCCTGTTGCCTGGTTAACAAATGACTCCGGCATCAGGGCAACCTCATCGAAGAATACTCCGGCCAGTGTAATACCCTGGATCAGATCCTGTGATCCTTCATCCTTACCACCAAACAGATAAAAGGTGTTCTCCTTATCTCCCATACGGACGATCATGTAATTCTCGGATCGGTGTTCCTCTACCCGATATCTACGGGACAGGAGCATCATTTTCAACTGTCCGATCACGTTACGGCGAAGTGACTGGATCGTCTTACCACAAATGGCGAAATTTTGTCCGTCAAAAGTTTCCATTGCCCACATGACAAACGACAAGGACATAACCGTGGTCTTTCCTGATCGGATAGATCCGTCACAAACAATACCATCCTTATCCGCATATGGGCTCCCAGGCATCCACCACTCAAGGACTACCTTCTGCTTATGACTGAACCTCGTAAACTTAAACAATGCTTTACGTTTCAACTGCATCATCCTCCTTAAAGGTTGCAGCCACATCGCCCTGCAGCGCTTCCATAAAGCCATCTGATTCGTACTCCGTGGTTTCTCCACCCTCTTTTTCTGCTTTCCGTTTTTCGTACTCTGCCCGGTACTTGCTCTCCGGATGCATCAGGAAGTATTTTGTAAGCCAATCAAATGCTTTCTGCTTATCTGCCAGCTTTACTGATACTCCGTCCTTCCCCTGCTTCACTTCCTGTATAATCTGTGTATCCACATTTCCGGAATCAGCCAATCGAATCGCATTTACTTCTTTCGTAATATACTCATTGGTTTCAGGATCCTTGATAGGACCGAATGGACCCATGACCTGCACATCTTCTCTTCCGAACGATAGGTAATTACCCATATCAGCAAAGGCAATCCGCATCTGCAATTCCACAATATCATCTGCACCGGCTACTATCTGCTGACGCTTGATTTCTTTCAAACGTTCAATTTCTGCCCGCACACAAGGTTTTACAAGGAGTTTGTATCCTTCTGCATTAGCAGTATCATAATTGCAGCGAAAGGCATTAAGATAACTTTGAGTTGCATTGAATGTCCGGCTGTAATATATACAAAACATCTGCTGTTCTGGTGTAAGATCATTATTTTGCAGGGTCTCTTTCGTACCGTCATCAACTACCGGTTTCTTTTCTGCTTTTTCCTTATCCGAACGCTCGCTTCGTGATCCCGAACGTTCGCTATCCCATCCGTGCGTACTCTTCCATCGTCTTACCGTTCCCGGAGGTACATCCAGTTCGGCTGCAATGTCTACCAGCTTCATGCCCTGCTTATACATCTCATATGCTTTATCACTTAATGGATTCTTCTTTGCTGCCACTGTCTACCTCCTCTCCTGACAAAATAAAAAAAGAGCCGATACATGGATTTCTCCACATATTGGCTCTTAGGCGCTACTGTATAATTAAATTATACTTGTTATTTGTTCTATTCGCAACTGCCAAAAGTCTCTTTTTATAAAGAATCATCGTATATTAGTTCTACAATGACTCATACAACGTATTCATCCTTTCACTTAATCTTTTTCCTTCCCTTTTCATTTTTTCCAAATAACATTTGAGATACATTTCTATTAATTCTATTCCACATACCGCTATTGCATATAATTGAATGCCAACCTTTACTCCAAATGGGAATTTCCATAATTCCATATCCGGAAAGAACAATCCTATAAAAACAAGAGTATAAATCCATGCCTTTATTGTTTTTCGAACACTAGGTATAAAACGAAATAAGATAAAAACATATACGGCAAGTATCGCAAACACGGTTACAATAGAAGATAATGGTAACATATATTTTCCTCCAACTATTATTACTTGACATTATACTCTATCGTTCATTTTGATTCAATTATATTAATGATCACACAATAGCCACATACTTTTTAAAAATCTCCTCCGTATGCTCCTTACCTATAAGAACTTAAAATATATTGTATTACTTTTCATTCTTACAAAAATACCAACCATCGAATATTGACGGTTGGTATCAAATGTCCTACATACGAACTGTAACTGTTAATGATGCTCCACTTGATTTAAAGTAAAATTTACTATGAGATGAGGATTGAGTTCCAGGATAGCATGACTCATACTTAAACATAATATGTAGTCCTGAAGCTTCAATATGCAGGCATTTACTTTCCTCATCAATTTGGACTCCCGTAATTTTAGTTTTAAGAACAGAGTCCATATCCATTCGTGGAAGATCTTCTATCCTTATTTCAACTGTATGCTTGTTAGAAATTGCTTTATTAAATGTCTCCGCAATTTCTTGCACATCCAATGGAACATTGTTCATTTCTAAATTGCTACTGAAATCTACCATGATAAATTCCCCCTTCATTTGTAATAAGCGTATTATACCACTACGCTCATCGTTATTCAATTATCAATGTGTTTTCTTTACATTTTCTGTTACTTTTCAAATGGGCAGGAGAACATTCCTCTCATGCCCACTTTCTTTTATGCAGTCATTGTCCGCTTTTTCTTCTTTGCCCTTTCCGAGCGTTTTCCCTGCATCACTCCATACTGAAATATGATAGTTGCTCCGAACAAATTACAATACTTATCAAATATGTTTTGGATTACAGGTATTTCCTGTTGATCGGGATTACACGTTTCCGCTGCCCTTCGCATTTCTACCTTCACTCTTCTCTGGCAAAGGCTCTTCTCTATAAGATGAATCTCTTCTGGGAACCTTTCTTCATACTTTTCTCTAAATGCTGATCTCTGTTCCTCATTGAAAGTCATATAGCTCTGTGCAACTTTAAGATTCATAACATAGTTTTTATGGTTCCGATTCAAGACTAAGTTATAACTGTCATCAAGAAACATCGTTAATGTGCCTATTTTTGCATTGTCCTCCCAGCTTCCAAGAAAATTTACAACCTGTGCTGTGGTAAGATCCTCTAAGTCACATGCCATAATGCCAAGTTCTTCATTAATTACCTCATACATATTACGCTACCTCCAAGTGTTTCTTTCTTTTAATAGCCACATCGCAAAGAGCATTTGTAAATTCTATTGTACTTTTATCTCTTCCTTCCAATGCTCTCAAACACTGTTTACGAAAACCTTCTATTTGTTCAACAGATTTTTCACTTAGCTTCTGAACCATGTCCATAATCATTTTATCTTCATCACTCATTAAGCTACCTCCCTACTAATCAGATACCACACTGAACATTTTTCTTGCCCTCTTAGTGAATTTCTTGATTTTAAATCGCTCGCCTGTTTTATCATTAACCATATATCCTGCTTCCTCATGATATGTATGTACTGGCATCCCCATATCCTCGAAAAACTCAAGCGTTATGTCTCGCCCACCATTAAGCATATGCAGTCTATTCACAATTTCCATCCATGCCACCATATAATTGTCGATGTCCCTATTGCAGTAATTGAATAAAAATTCACTTATCTTATCCTCTCCAATAGGTTCATCCGGCATCACTTTTATCTTCTCTACAGTATAAAAGTAATCTTTTATGCCATACTTTTCGCCATCATATTCCTTAGTTATTGGGAACAACTGGACAAATTCCTGTGGGGTAAATAATCCTGCCTTGGCATTTACTATCTGTATAAATCTCCCAAAACATTGGAGCTGTTCATCTTCGCGATGGTTCTTTTTTACCTTGTCATAAGCCGCTGGTACATATCTTATGAGCAAATAAAGATTTTGACAAAATAAATTCGGAGTTAATTTCTTTAACTGTTCTAATGACAGTCCTTCTGCTTTCTGTTCCAATTCATCCTCCACTCTGGTAAGTGCTCTGGTGTACTGCTCGTAACCGGGTTTATAGTTAATGAGTTTTTTGCCTCCAATCACATAGAAATTATACATATGCAGTCACCTCCGTAACTCCATACTTGATTGCCATATCTTTAATGACAGATACATAACCTTGAATGAGCTTCTTGTCATCGGCGATTACATCTAACTGATTTAGCTTGTCTATCTTGGACTTGCTTACGCCGTTCAATGCCTGTGTTTTCTTCTTGTTGCTGAGTCGAATGCTTAATGCCACTCCCATGCGTTCTTCCAAAAGTTTATAACTTTCTTCTCTAATAGCCTTTATGTGCTCATATCCGCCCATCTGTAAGGCAATTTTATTGACAATCTTTGCGCTGTCCGTTCTCCAACTATTCGGATTCAATGCGATTACATCCTTAATGGAGTCAACCTTTTTATCAAGTTGTTCCACTTTTTCAGCCTGTCGCTTCTGTTCTAACTGCTGCTCTGCAACCGAATTGAAAATCTTCTGAAACATCTGCAATTCTGGTGATAGCTCCGACGTATCAACTTGTCGCACTTTTGGGTTGTAATAATTTTCTTCCAGCACATCAAACTGTTTCCATGCTTTATCAGTTCCAAGCATTTTACAATGACGGCTTGCTCCTCGGCGCGTCCAGAGATAAAGCTGATTCGCGTTCTTTCCAACAAGGTCGAAATCTTCTACCATGTTCTTAAAAGCCCTTAATTCCTCTCCTCTAAGCAAGTAGAAATGTTCCCCCTCCTTAAAACGCGCTTCGTTGTTTCCATAGTTCTGTTTAATCTGCACATCCGTTGCTTCATAAATATCTGCCAATTGCGCCGTTGTGACGACTCTCTCCCCGTTCCACTCTACTGCAACAATCTGTTTGTCATTTACTCTTACTATTTCATTCTGCATTTTGCAATTCCTCCTTGCCAAAACTGGTGGAATCCCCTATAATGCGTATAGGAATTCCTGTTGTTAATAGGTTCCTCCTTGAGTAAACACCCAAACGACCAAAGTTTGTGTTTACTCTTTTTTTGTGCACACGCTTGCTGTTTCCATTTTGTCTACATTCATTGCAAAAAAAATTTTTTCTTTTTCTTCTAATGTCTCAATCTGCAAAACGCGACACAGTACTTCAATTTCATTTGCCTTAAACTGTGTTTGATTGCTAATTTTCTTTTGCAATCCGTAAGTAGTTAGGCCAATCCTAGACGCGATATAATACTTCTTTAGTCCAGATTTTTTTATTTTTCTATTTAGTCTCTGCGTGTCTACCACATTACTTCTCCTTTCCTTTGTTTCCATTTTGTCTACATTTGTTATGTTACTATGCTGTTTGAAATATGTCAACATTTATTTCAACAAAAGTTGAATTTTTTTCTACATAGTGTTAATATGTATTTACGAGGTGATCACATATGGAAATTGGCGATAGAATTCGTGCAAAACGTGAAGAGCTAGGTATGTCCCAAGAAGAGCTCGCAACCAAAATAGGTTACAAGTCAAGGTCTTCAATAAACAAAATAGAAAAAGATGGTCGAGGACTTCCGCAGTCAAAAATATTATTAATAGCCCAAGCCCTTAAAACCACTCCTGATTTTTTGTTAGGTTGGGATGATGATGAAACAAGTTTTTACTCTGATGAAGTATTATATGGAATAAATGCAATGACCTCCCTTCTACAGTATCTGTATGACGATGTAGATTTTCACGAATATCCTCTTTGCGATACTTTCGATGTTGTGCTAAAAAAAGATTCTACCAAGGTCACTCTAACTGAATTGGAATACAACTTATTGTTTGATTTCATATGCAGTAATATTCCAAATTATATTAATCTTATCAAAAGTAAATCTCCACAAACTGAATAATATTTCTTAAAATCCCCACCTGCATCATCCTGAAGGCGGGGATTCTCTTATTATATTTCACGGTTTCAATTTTTTCCAAAGACCTGATGTCCACCTCCCTTCATGTTTTCCAGGAGTTTCAGCCTGTTTTTGAGATATCATAACACGGTAATGTCTTATTTTGCTCTGTTTTATATGTATTTTCTCTAAAGAAATCGGTAGGCTGAATTTTCAGCTCTCCTAACTCCTTCACATATCCTTGCACATCTTCCAGCAAATTCTTATGCTGTTTTCCAACCATTTCGGCTACTTCTCTGCTGTCTAGTGTTTGTTCAATTTGCTTCATGATTTCAAATTCTCCATATTTTCTATTCCTCGGATTCGCACATATAACACTTACTGGTACATCATCTGGAAAACTATTGATATACTTCTTTAATTCACTATTTTTCATTCTTCTTTCATGAACCCGATATATCATTGCTCCGGCCGGAGGTTCGGCTCCTTTCTGTTAATCAAACAGGCTAAGTTGTACCGGCTTCTCCTGTTCCTCTTTTATTTTCTGTTGTCGAAGCTGCTCCAATTCCTCCAACCGTTCCGGATCCAGCCACTTATCCGCATGGACACGATTCATACTGTATGGTTCCAGATTCTCATATCCGACATCAATGAGGACTTTCTCCAGTTTTGCGATTTTCTTCTGTTGTGCAAGTTTACGCCTTTCCTTCTTCTGCTCCTTCATCCTCTTTTCAGAATCTGAAGCATGAACAATGGTTATTCCGTCCTTGATATCCTGCAGATCCTGTATCAGATCCCGACTCGGTTTTGATTCAGCTCGTATATTCAGGATCTCCGCTTTGAAGCTCTTATCAAATATATATTCCGTAGAATGATTGACCTCATAATTGTGAAGGATCTCATCACTCTGCACTTTTACAAATGCTTCACAGATATCCATGCTGCAAGGTTTGTCAAACACTCTCATGCCTTTTTCTATGTGCGTCCACTGCTCTCCATCAAACATTGAACATTGCGCTTCCTGCTGTTTTACGGTGCCGCTGGTTTTCAGATCATAATATACATTCCCACGCTTTTTACTTAACTCCCGACCAAGTACAGGGCAATAACCATCCTGGGAATAACACATTTTAGCGCAGGAATACGGCTCATAAATCATATGCCATTCCCGTGTACGCTCGTTATAAATCATATGCCTGCTGCAGATTCTTCCATTATGAGCATCAGTATACTCCTGATACTTCTGGTTCTTTTCTTCCTGACGTTTCTTTTCTTCTTTTTCAAAGCTATTCTCATAATCGTAGTGTTCTTCTGTTTTATGGCAGACACAAAAGCACTGAATACAGATTCCGCCCCCATGTATTCCCAGAAGCCGTTCATCATTCATTGGACAGTTAGGCTTATCATACGGACACCGGATAACTGGATTGTCATTCTCATGACACCATTCTTCTCCACAAAAACCCATACTATTTATCACATTCTTACCGACCACATGCATTCCGCAGCCGGTCTTATAAGTAAAAGCATCACAGTAAATGCGGTTATACTCAAAACCACCATAAATGTTGTCTAACGGATTACCATTTTGGGAATAACAGCCACCTGCAATATGGACTTTATCCTTTGGATAATTTTCTGCGGTATACCCTTCATCCAGAAGTCTTCTTGTGAGATTATTATATTTTTCCATACCTCACCTCATATTCCCTGACATGGCCGTATTCCAAAGAAATCCTCCATTTTATTCCGCAGAGCATCCACATCCATGTCGTATTCCCTGGCAATGCATTTCTCACATACCTTGTTTTTATAAGCAAGTGCTTTAGAAAGTCGTGCATCCCAGCTATTTAACCGGCAGCCACAGATATTGCATTCTTCATCCAACCATTTCACTCTAGCCATCCCATCACCCCGGACAATAAATCTCTGTCACATCCTGCCATTTCTTTCCAGCATATTCCACGATCGGAGGCCGGAACGTTTTCCGTTCCGCAAAGCTCAACTGCTTCTCAGGAAAAGCAACCTCTTCAATCTCATCCGGTTCGTCCCTGAACTTCTCCTCACGCTTCCACTCGTTGTATTTGTTTTTTACCGTAACCGGACTGTAGCCAATCAGCTCCCCGATCTCTTCTGCTGTCTTTCCTTGCTCAAACCATCGTATAATCAGGTCCTTATAGCTTTTGACACCGGTGTTCTGATGTTCTTTCCGCTCTTCAATGTCCTGTGCGTATCTGTGTAAGGAGGTCACCTTGTAGCCTGTTGCTTCTGCGATCTCCTTGTATGGCAATCCGTCACGAAGCATCTGCATCATCAGATCCTTATTTTCTTTTCGCTTCATTGATCCACTCCTAACATTTGCTTTTCCAGTGCTGCATAATCATAATTGCCATGCATCATCTGGTTAAACTGAACTTTCTTACTGCTCTGTGGCTTCTTGTAGTTACCAGGCAGGTAATCTGTATATGCCCCTCTTGACAGGAAGTTTTCCGGATTGAGTATGTATCTCTCCTGTGTATCCAGAATCCGCACAGACTCCGCATAATTAGCAGCGGCATCCTTAAGATCTTCCTCATCAACAGAACTATCATCAAACAAGACC